GTCGCCGCCGGCGCGTGGGGCGGCTTTTGGTGGTGCAGGAAGCATTCCCGGTGAACAAGCGCTGCTGCTGCAACCCGGCAGGGAATTGCTGCAACTGCGAAGTCTGCGGCGGTGCCGTCTACATCACGTGGATGTTCCAGTTCGGCGGGCACGGCGAAGAGAAGGTCACGGGGACGAACACGGACTGCCCGTGCGACTCGATTCACACCGAGTCGGCGACCGCCACCGGATATTCAAGCCCAGGTGCGTGCTCCGGCTTCTGCAAGACCTGTCCGCGGGCAAAGTGCGTCGGAGACAACCCGCCGCGACCGCGCGACTACAGCCACCGGTACAGGCTCGCTTCCGGGGTGAACATCCCAGGTGTCACGCTGCGCTGCGCCTGCCAGGAGGTTTCGTACTCCGACGTACAGCTCTACTGGTGCGTGGAGAACGAGGAAGAGGTCGTCGCGGATACGTCGCTGCAGTACACGGCTCGCAGGTGGACTTGCGACTACTCGCCAGGCACCGTTTACATGAACTACTTCACGCCGAACGGCGGGGCAGAGGGCGGCTGTTGTGCCATAGCCTACGATTGGTCGACGTACCAGGATCCTGCCGCCGACAAGGTGGTCGCGTGCGTTCCGGTGATCAAGTTCACGGCGCGCGCCAAGTATCAGGATTATTGCGTCGCCTACCGAATGGCAAGGACGGGGAATGCGCGTCGAGCGGTCGTTGAGCTCGGCTACTTCCGAATCCTGGACGAGAACGATGACGTCATTCACGAGTGGCTGCTCGCCGACTACACGCTCGAGGAACTGCGCGTCGAGATAGACGCCGTGTCGGATCTGATCTGCGAAGCCGCATACGGCGGTGACCAATTCACCCACGACCTCCCGGCCGCGTGGTTCGTGGATCAGGACGTGGCAATTCCTGTAGACAACGCGAACAACGTCCCGCCTCCTCGGGTGGCGATCAAGTTCGGAACCATGACGCTCGGCACCAAGACGGAGTTCAAGCAGCCCGGCGCTGGGGCGCAATGGAACGTCACGGACAACCTGAACGGCTACTTGATGATGCCGGTGCAGCCGGTCGACGGCGTAATCGACTTCCACCCGCTCTGGGTTGGGCCTACAGATCCCGCTGCCGCCGAGGACTGCTTCTGCCGAGGCTTCTGCGGACAGGTTCTTGGGCCGAGCCAGACGCTCCCCGGCGATTGGTGGGCAACAAACTCGCCGTCGTACCTGCAGGGCGGGATTCTGGGGCAGTGGCCGAACATCAACTGCCTGGAGCGCGACACCGACTGCAACGTGATCGGCCCCCAGAGCGGCTGCGACCCCGACGTTCCTTCGTGGGGCATATACGGCTTCTGGGTGAACTGCGGCCCTGCGGGAACCTTTACCTACGGCGAGGGGCTGCGCTTCGAGTCCGTAGATCAAGAGTGCGGCGACAGCTGCGCACCGGTGCAAAACGGCTACGACCCCGTCTGCACCCGCGTCGAGCGGGAAGCGACAAGTTCGGTCCACGTTTCCGGCTTCTGGATGCTGCAGCGCACCTGTGCCGACCAGGAGGACTTCCAGTGAAGCCGGAGATTCGGAGCGCCTACGTTGCGACCAACGGATTCATCTGGGAGCTGCAGCTTGATCACGAGGCCGGCACCGCGACCGTCCTGTCCATCAGGAAAAACGATGCGCGTCCTGCTCGCATTGCCGTCCCGCCGCCAACGCCACGGGCAGCCGATCCCGGCGGCGGGATCGTGACCAAAGCGAAGTCCTGGCTTCGGGCCGAGGTCAGCGCGCTCGTTCACGGCAAGGTCGATGACGCGAACTTCGGTGCGCGAATGGCCGCGTGCCGGGCGTGCAACCGGCTGGATCCTCTGCCGGAACCGAAGGTCGGGTACTGCACCGCCTGCGGATGCGGTCGCGGCTTGCGTGCGGAACTGACCGTGAAGGGCCGTCTGCCGGCAGCAAAATGTCCTCTCAAGAAGTGGGACTCGTGAGGGTCAAGCAATGTGGACCGTCCAGGCGAAGTCGCGCAACATCCACGTGGTAGACGTGAACATGACAGGCGCGGCCGCCGAGTCTCTCTGGCTGCTCACGTCTGACAGGCACCACGACAACCCGAAGGGCGACCATGAGCTCGAGCGACAGCACCTCGAGGAAGCCAAGCGCCTCGGCGCCGGCATCATCGACTGCGGCGATTTGTTCTGCGCTTTGGAGGGCCGGGCGGATCCTCGCCGCAGCCGGCAGGGCGTTCGCCCGGAACACGCGGTTGTTCCTGACTACTTCGATTCCCTAGTCAGCCATGCGCACGACTTCTATGCACCGTATGCGAGGAACTTCGTGGTGCTCGGTCGCGGGAACCACGAGACCTCGGTACTGAAGAACCAGGAGACGGACCTCACCGAGCGGTTATGTGAGCGCATGACGCACAGCACGAAGCACAAGGTGCATTCCGGCGGCTACGGCGGCTGGGTCGTGTTCAACTGCAGGTGGCACACCCGCAAGTACACCTACCTGCTGAAGTACTTCCACGGCAGCGGCGGCGGCGGGCTGATGACGATGGACACGCTGCGCATCCGCCGCATCGCCGGCTGGACGCCCGACGCCAACGTAATCGTGGGCGGGCACACGCACGACCAGTGGTGGCACACCATCGGCCGCGAGAGGCTGCATACTGACACCGGGGCGTACCAGGTGCGCCTGGACGTGCAGCATCACGTCCGGTGCGGGACCTACAAGGACGAGTATGGTGACGGCTACGGCGGGTGGCACGTCGAACGCGGTGGACCGCCGAAGCCTCTCGGTGCCGTCTGGATGCGCCTGTATTACGAGAACCTCGACCGCAACAACCGCTACCGGCTGGCAGCCGATTTCAGGAGGGCCGTATGAGGGTCAAGCTCGGCGGCAAGTGGTGGACGCTGAGGGTCAACGGGAACCTGAAGGACTACGGCCGGATGAGAGACCCCGGGAAGGCGTCCGGCCGGCTGATCCACATCGCGTCCTGGCAGAGCGAGGAGGAGCTCCTGGACACCCTCCTGCACGAGCTGGTGCATTGCTGCCGACCAGAGCTGGACGAGACTGCCGTTACCGAGATGTCCCGCGAGATGGCCCGGGTGTTGTGGGCGCTGGGCTACCGGCGCGCCGAGCGCGCGCCTCTGCCTGGACTGCCCGTAGTTCCTCGCGCACGATCCGCCGCACGTCGGACTGTGTGAGAGCTGCAGGATCCGTTGACTGATTTCGGTCAACGGACGTTGGCCGGGCCGCTTGGACGCCGCTCTTCACCGCGGTCTGAAAGAATCGCCAGACCAGCCAAATCACAAACAGGGGTACAACCACTGCCAGGACGCAAGCAAGGGCCGCAATCTCGGTTTCTGAGCCCGCAAGAACGGGGTGCATTTCGGCACCATACTGCGATATGATGCGTCTATGGACGAATCTTTGAGATCGTCCCTCCGGCGCATGGATGCCGGCCGCGGGGATTGGTGGATGGTCCGAATGGACGCCTGGCCGAAAGGCCGCTGGGAACTTTCGTGCGATCCCGACGCCGGGTGGGATTGGCGCTGGAGAGTCGGGTCCAGTAAGTGTAGAGCCGTAAACAGGTTACGGCGCGCATTTGGGGCCCGGGATGCCGAACAGAATCGTCTGCGAAAAATGCAGACATTACGGGGACTAGTCGATAGACTCCGCGCTGGGTCGTGATGGCGGGGGTCGGCAAGTCTTCAAGGTCCGCGGTTACCGTTTAACGTAACACGCATAATAAGGGCCGCTTACCGACCACCATCACGCTCGCAAGGAGCACGTGATGGAAACTGCACTTGCACCCGTAGATCGGGTGAAGCAGAACGAGGCGGCCGTCCGGGCGGTCACCAAGCTCGTCCAGGAGAACTACGTCGTCCGCGTTCAAGGGCGTTCCTACCTCATGGTCGCCGGGGCGCAGGCCGTGGCTACCTCGATGGGCTACACGACGGCCATCGAGGCGCTGCGCCACGTCCCGGCGACTGAGGACGTCCCCGGCTATTGGGAGGCGACTGCAACAGTGATGGCGGACGGGCGAGTGGTCGGCCGCGGTATCGCCTCGGTTTTTGATGACGAACGCCCGTGGAACACCCGGCCGCAGTTCGCCAGGCAAGCGATGGCGCAGACCCGCGCCACAGGCAGGGCCTTGAAGGGGGTCATGGGCTGGGCAACGGCGCTGCTTGGCGCCGAGACCTCACTGGCCGAGGAGATGCCCTCAGAAGCCACCACGATGCCCGTAGACGCGTCCGACGAGCCGAGACGGCTCCCAGCGCCAAGGAAGGCTCCGACGCGCCAGAAGTCATCCAGCGCGATACGGATCGTGTCGGGAGTGTGCGAGGGCGTTGAAGCAAAGACTTCAGCGGGCGGCAAGGCGTACTGGCGGATCGCGTTGGAGGGCGGGTCGTGGTTTACGACCTTCAAGGAGGTGTCCGAGGACGCGGTCAAGGGCAAGGAAATTGATCTTCAGATCGAGGACCGCGAGAAGGGCCCCGTGGTGGTTGACCTCTGGGAGACCGCGGAGGCTCGCCTGTGAAGCCGCTCCCCAGCGACATCTGGCGTCTTGGCACAGCTCTGACGCCTGTCGAGAAGCTCGTCGCGCTGGCGCTGGCCGATTACGGCGACAGGATCTACCCGAGCCAGGGCGCTCTTGCCATCAAGACCGGGCTGCACGCCAGCACCATCAACCGCGTCGTGGCATCACTGCGAACGAAGGGTCTGGTCAGCACGACCGGCTCCGGCAAGGCGCTGTCCTACCGGCTCAACCTCTCGCAGAAAAGCAGAGGTACCTCTGCTCCTGCGCCTGAGCACCTCTCGCAGAAAAGCAGAGGTGCTCTCGCAGAAAAGCAGAGGGATCCTAACGAGCCCAATGAACTAGCCCAAGAACCAGCAGCGGCTGACGCCGCAAGGGGGGAGGGGTGGGCAGTCTTTGAGCCGATCAGGAGCCGGATCCTGCAGCGTGATCCCCGTGCGGACTTCGGCGCCCAGGCGAAGGTCTGCCGGCGCATCCTCGCCCAGCACGGGCTGACGCTGCCGGAGGCTGAGCGCGCCTGGCACGACCTGTGCGGCTCGTGGGCGCGCACTGGCGTGTCGGCCTACGAAGCGCTCAACCGGCTCACGCTGAACATGGCCGACGTACGCAACCCTCGCGCGGTCTTGCTGCACCGGCTCAAGGAGGTCGCATGATTTCCTCGCCTGGAGACAGGAAGCTCGAAGCAGAGGTGAAGTGGTTCGAGGAGAACCGCGACGCGTTCGAGCCACGCCTTGCCGACCTTGTCGACGAACTCTGGGACCTCCGCCGGCTGCATCGGCTGATCATCAACCGCTACCTGATCGAGAACCAGGACCTGATTGCAAAGCTGTACGGCAATCCCGACGCTGCGCACGACAGGCAGCAGCGTCAAGTCGTGGTCCAGCACGGACTTCACCAGCAGATCGAGGATTCTCCATGATCAATTCGCGACTCAAGGGCAAGCGCGGCGAGCTCGACGCGGCTTCGTTCATGGGGTCCATCACCGGGCTCGAATGGGAACGAACCGCGCAGCGGTGGGGGAAGGCCAAGGCGGACATTCACTGTCCCGCGCTGCCAGACCTCGGACTTCACGTTGAGGTAAAGCTGTGGCATTCCGGGCTCACCAGGATGGTGAACGCGGCGCGCAGATTCGGCCTCACCGAGAACAAGGACGGGATCTACGTCGCGGACGCATCCATGCTCCCGATCATCGCGGAGGGAACGACTCTGCCGGAATGGGATCGCGAGCAGCCGGCGACCCACAGGCTGCTTCGATCATTCATTGACAAGGCGGCGAGCGACGCCATGTCAGGCCATGTTCCATTGGTGCTGTTCCGGGAGGACAGGTCCCAATGGTGCGCGGCGTGGCGACACGAGGACGACGACGGTCTGATCGAGGTGTTCAAGCGCATTGCGAAGGAGCGCCCACGTGAGGTCTGAACCAAGCAACAAGTGGGCGCGCAGGAGTCCAAAGCGCAGTGCCCATACAGGGAAACACTCCAACGCCATGAGGTCGCTGTCGCGCAATATGCGTGCAAACCAGCCCATGTGCGAGGTGTGCGAGAAACGACCATCTACCGAGGTGCACCACAAGCGGAAGTGGAGCGAGGACGTGCACGCCAGGCTCGATCCCAGGAATCTTGTGTGCGTGTGCAGGGATTGCCACGAGCTGATCGAGAAGGCAAATGCCTGGTCGATCTAACGACCCCCCCGGCAATGCCCCCCGGGGCACCCCGGTTGGCAACAACCGCCGGGCGCAACCATCACGCAAAAGGGTGGGCCGGGCGTCCCGCAAGCAACCGGCCGGCGCGCTCGAGGTCGCGGACGCCTACGCCAAGGCAGTGCTGGACGGCTCGCAGCCGGCCAACCGGCGCCTGAAGACGTTCTGCGCGCAATATCGAGCCGCAAGGGAACGAGGCACGTGGGACGCCGAGCGCCTCGACCGCCTGGTCGCATACGCCCGCGACAGGTTCAAGTGGGAGCTCATGCCGTGGGCCGTCCTGGCAATGGCGCACCTCGTTGCCTGGCGCTCGGAGACCGACGAGCCGGCGGTGCGGGTGATGGTCATCCAGGTCGCCCGCGGTGCCGGGAAAACCTCGATGGCCGGCATTCTGTCCGCCTGGACGCTCGAGGAGGCGGCGCGGGCCGGCAGGAAGTCCGAGGTGGTAGTTCTCGCGACACAGATGGAGAAGGCGGCCCTCGTCCAGAAGCTGATCAAGGACACCATCGGCTCGGACGACGAGCTCTGGGAGTTCTATGGCGGCAACATGAGCACGGTCGGCGCGCTGTGCAAGCACCCCGGCGGCGAGGTGAAGTGCCGCCCGTCGACCGTCAAGAACGCGGACGGGATCACGCCGACGCTTCTAGTCTGCGACGAGGCGGCGCGAATGGATGAGACCTTTAGCCGGGCCCTGTCGTCGATGAGTAAGGTGCGCGGATCGCAGATGCTGGTGGTCACGACCCCAGACGCCGAGCAGTTCCAGAACCCCTACGGCTCGATCATCCGGCAGCTCGAGAAGGCGTACGACTCCGGCGAACGACCGACGGACGGCCTGTGCGGCATGATCTTCGGCATCGACCCGGACGACCGGCCGGACTCCGCGGACGCCTGGGCAAAGGCCCACCCCGGTCTTGGCGTGCACACGACCGTCGCGCAGTACGAGTTCCAGAAACGCACGCTTCTGGACAGCGGAAACCCGCGGGACCGGGAGGAGTTCTACACGCAGCAGCTCGCGACGTTCACGGACGATCTGTCGGGCGCCCTGCCGCTTGCGCTCTTCGACGCGTGCGTCTCCGAGTGGGACCTTGCGGCTGCCCGCGGCCTGCCTGGCGTCATCGGCATCGACTTCAGCCAGGGCGGCTGGGCCACGGGCAGCCAGTGCGACCTGACCAGCCTGAACCTGTCCGTCTGGGACGGCCAGAACCTCCTCTCGAGGAGCTGGCACTATTGGGCAGGGAACGACATCGCCGCCGACGAGCAGCGCAGCCACCAGCCGCTGCGCGAGTGGCGCGACTCCAACCGGCTGACGGTCTTCGGGAACACCGTCGACTACAGCGTCATAGAGCGCCAGCTTGAGGTACTGGCGAACTTGGTCAGCCTGAAGCACTTCGTGGCAGACCCGGCCGGCAAGGCCGCCGCCTGGTGCGAAAGCATGGAGCGGAAGCACGGCTGGTCGTGGTCCCGGGCGCCCCAGAACGTCGTCTTCATGGGCTCGGCCTGGGCGATTTGGGCGGACATGGTCCGCGGCAAGCAGATTCGTTTCGCCCCGGACCCCGTCCTGCGGGCCAACCTCGCGCACTGCCGGCTGCGGCCCGGCGACACGGGCCTGCACGTCCCCAGCAAGGGCCGCTCGGCCAGCAACATCGACGCCGTAACGGCGTGTTGCATGGCAGTGAAGGTCATGCAAGACCGCGAAATGCTGCAACAGACCATGTACACCGCGGACCCGTTGAAAATCGCGTTCTGAAGTTTTGTCGGCATTCTGCAGATCCGCTTGCATTGGATGCCGCGATTGCTTCAAGTTCGCCCAATGGCGTTCTGGAGCAGGATCTTTAGGAAGGCATCGCCCAACATCAACTGGGAGACGCCGCTCAACTACGTGCAGGGAAGCGTCGTCGACCTTCCGGCCGTGCAGCGGTGCATCCACCAGATCGCCTCCGACCTGGCGCGAATCCCGGTCCACGTCCACGACCGCCAGGGGAACGCGGTCGAGGGATCCACCGTCGAGGACCTCCTCACCGGGCAGGCGTGGGGCGACGCCCTGACCGGGCCGGACCTCCGGCGGTGGATGGTCGCCGAAGCGCTGACCACCGGGAACGCGTTCGCCATCATCGACATCGACCAGCAGGGCAACCCGATCTCGCTGCGCCCAATCTCGTCCGGCGACGTCCGCGTCGAGGAGCAGACCTCCGGCGATCTCGTCTGGTACTACAAGAACGTCCCGTTCGACTACGGCATGGCGCTGCACTGGAAGGCGCTCCCGTCCACCGACAATCCCTATTGGGGCACGTCGCCGCTGTCCGCGTGCTCCACGACGCTGCAGGCGCTCGCAGACCTCGAGGCCGTGTTCAAGGCCTCGGCGCCGACCGGCCTGATCGGGAAGGTCGCCTTCAGCCACCCGGGGGCCCTGCAGCCGGCCGTCCGCGACGCCATGCGCACCGCGTTCATGACGCAGCACGGCACCGCAAGCACGGCCGCGACCCCGATCTTCGTCGGCGAGGGAATGACCGTCGCGCAGCTCGCGCAGCAGATGGCGAAGGACATGGGCGCCGCAAGGGCAGCCGGCGTCAAGGAGGTCGCGGCCCTGTTCGGCGTCCCGGCCGCCATGCTCGACATGAGCGACGCCCGGACGCAGCCGGAGATCGCGCAGCTCTACGCGAACAGCCTCGCCGCATGGAGCATCACGTGGACCGCCGAGCTCTCGTCGAAGCTCGCGGCCCCGGGAACCACGGTTGCGTTCGACTTCAGCCCGATCACCCAGGGCGATTTCCGCACCGCGGGGAGGGCGTACGCCCAGCTGCTGCAGGTCGGCGCCCTCGCCCCGAACGACGTCCGCCGCCGGCTTGGCTTCGCGCCGTGGCCGGGGCTGGACGAGCCGAAGCCGGTCATCAGCGGCGTGACGCCGCAGCAGGACGGCGTCTCCGAGGAGCAGCCTGATGCGTGAGATCCGTGCGCAGATCACCGAGGCGACCGAGGGCAAGGTCCGCGGCTACGCGGCCGTCTTCAACACGTGGAGCCTTCCAATCACCGAGCGCGGCCGCACGTTCCGCGAGCGGTTCGCGCCCGGCGCGCTGAAGCCCGAGGGAAACGTCAGCCTGTGGTGGATGCACGACCACAAGGATCCGCTTGCCAACACGCGCAGCGGCACGCTCGCCATCTCGGAGGACGAGAAGGGGATCGCCTTCGAGGCGGACCTCGGCGACGGCCAGAGGGCCGCGGAGATCCGCGACCTCGTCAAGCGCGGGGTGGTGAGCCAGATGAGCATTGGCTTCGTCGTCGAAGCCGACACCTGGGAGGGTGCGTCCTCCCGAACGGTCACCCGTGCGCGACTGCACGAGGTGAGCCTTGTCGAGAACGCCGCATACGGGGCCGCGACCTTCGCGGAGGTCCGCGGCAAGAAGGAGCCTGCAATGGGACTTAAGGAGAACCGGGCGCGCGTTGCCGAGCTTCGCGCCGAGTACGAGGGTGCGTCGGAGGATCGCCAGCTCGAGATCCTCACCCAGATCGAGGAGACCGAAGCCGCCATCCGCGCCGCTAAGGACTCCTTCGAGACGTCCGTCAAGGCGACGGTGAAGAACAACAACCCGCAGTCGGGTAGCGTGCGCATCTCCGCGCCGCCGCGCGACGAGGTCCGCGAGTGGTTCCGCGGCGGCTGGCGCGAGCAGCGCACCATCGGCCTCGCCATCACCGGCGGCACGGCCAACATGGGCGCCAACGCCGTCGTGCCGCAGCTTTCCGGGGAGTTCGTCAAGGCGCTCGACCAGGAGTCGGTCATGCGCCAGCTCTGCACGGTCGAGACCCGCGGCGTCGACACCGACGTCTCGGTCATCAACGCCCGCATGACGGCCTCGCTCATCGGCGAAGGCGCCGCCTACAGCGACCAGGACTTCACCACCACGAAGGTGCAGTTCACCTCGTACAAGTCGGGCGTGAAGACCGACGTGACCGAGGAGGCGCTCGAGGACACCGTCTGGGACGTCGCGACCAACGTCGTCCAGGAGCACGCCCGCGCCCACAGCCGACTGTGGGAGGGCTACTTCGCGACGGGCACGGGCTCGAGCCAGCCGCGCGGCGTGTTCCACTCGGGAACGGGCTACAACGGCGACGTGACCTACACGGCCGGCGCTGCGCCGACCATCGACAAGGTGATCGACCTGTTCTACAAGCTCAACCCGGCGTACCTCCCGGGCGCGTCCTGGCTGATGAACCAGGCGCTCTGGGGAGTCATCGTGAAGAGCGGCGTGGCGAGCAACAAGCTCATCATGAACGGCGAGAACGGCAACATCCTCAAGGACGGCGCCGTGGCGCTGTTCATGGGCAAGCCGGTCTACGTGTCGGAGTTCGCTCCGACCGCCTACACGGCGACCACCCGGAGCGTGCTGTTCGGCGACTTCAAGCGCGGTTACCGCATCATCGACCGCACCACCATCAACTTCACGGTGGACGACGTCTCCCAGCGCAGCTCGGGCATCATCCGGTACTCGAGCCGGATGCGCTGCGACGCCAAGCCGGTGGACACCAGCGCCATCGTCGCGCTGCGGTCGGCCTGATCCGTTTCCATCACGTGCCACGGGGCAGGGGCTTCGGCCCTTGCCCCGTGGTTGCGGGGACAAAGCATGGCGACGATTCCGACAACAGCGGAGTGCAAGGCGTGGCTGAAGATCAGCCACTCGGGCGACGACGCAATCATCGCGCAGATGATCAGCGCGGCATGGGACGAGTACACGACGGCTACCGGGCGCCTTCAGAATGACCTAAAGGACTCGGAGAAGGTCTACCTGATGGAGCGCGTCGGGCAGCTCTTCGGCTATCGCGGAGACGACTCCGTCGCCCCAAGTACGTGGTTTACCGATGCCCTTCGTCGGCAATTCAACCCAAACAGCGTGGGGTAGCAGGTGGCAGGCGCCGGATATAGACGCGACCAGTTCGACTACCAGGCGCCGACCGTGACGGCCAACACGGCGGGCCAGCAATCCACGTCCTGGACGACGGTCGCAACCATTGCCGGAGTGCTCACGCCGACGCAGCGCGAGGTAATGGACGACATGGGCGTCGCGATTCGCACAGACGTCGTTATTGAGGCGTCTTGGCACCCGTCGGTGAACGCCGGTGGTCGCCTGGTCGATGCCACCGATGGACGCATCTACCAGATTACTGGTGCAATCGACCCTGACGGCGGCCGCAGGCGACGGCTGCGGATCACGGCGACGCACGTTGACAGCGCCAACGGCATTGGAGCACCGGAGCCAGCATGATCAAGGCGGCGCTGAACTCCGTGCTGGTCCGCTCGCGCCTGCTCGCAATGAACGAGCAGGCCAGATACCGTGCGTACAACGTCTCGATGCGGCGAGCCGCTGCCCCGGTCGTCCGGGAGCTGCAGCGGTCCTGGGGAAACGCTCGCCGGAACAGCGGAATCGTCACGGGGGAAATCGGCGACGGCCAGCAAACAAAGCTCACGATCCGTCGACGAGGCAGGGCCGCCGGTTTCGCCCGGCTTGAGATCGGGGCCAACTACCGCCTCGGCGGGCTGGTCAAGCTCTGGCACATTCTGGAACATGGGTCCAGGCACTACGGGCGCTCGGCCGCGTACCAGACGATGGGCGCCGAAGCCAACCGGCTCAAGCGCCAACGGTCCCTGTTCTTCGGCGAACAAGCTAAAGCAGCCGGCGGCATTCCCAAGGGCAAGGATGCCCGCAAAGCGTTCTATCGCGGCGTCCGCGCGGCCTGGAACGCAAGGAAGCCCGAGGCGGACGCAATCGTCGCCAAGGCCAATCAAGCGCGTCTGCGCCGTCGGGATGAGGCGCGTGCCGGCGGAAG